CTTTCTTCTTTTGATCCTATTGCTAAAAATGAATTCTTTGAAAATGAAGTCGATGATGTTGTTGATTTTTCTGAGATAGATCCGTTTAGCGAAATTATAACGTATCCAACAGACACATAAATGGAATTTTAAATATGGCTTTCGTAAATCACTTCTATAATGCAACGACAAGAAAATATATAACTCTCTTTGGTACTTTGTTTAACAAAATAGTAATTACCAGAGATGATCTTGAAGGTGTAGAAACACAAAAGATAATAGTTCCTATTGCATATGGTCCTTGGCAAAAGTTTTTATCTAGAATTACTCAAGATCCTAACTTAAATCAGCAATCTGCTATCACGCTTCCGAGAATGTCTTTTGAAATTACAAATATGTCATACGATGGTCAGCGTAAAATAGCTTCAAACCAAAAGATTAGAAAATCTGCAAAAGCAGAAGTTGATGATAGCAGAAGTTTTGAATGGTCTGCAACACCATATAATATCGACTTTACTCTTTCAATTATGACAAAATACTCAGAAGATGCTGTAAAAATTGTAGAGCAAATTCTACCGTTTTTCAAACCAGAATGGACTTCGACTGTAAAACTCGTAAGTGATTTAGAGCCTATTGACATTCCTTTGATACTTAACGGAATTACAAATGAAGAGCTTTACGAGGGAAATTATGAAGAAAGAAGGACAGTTCTTTGGACTCTCAATTTTACTATGAAGTGCTGGTATTTTGGACCTGAAAGAGAAAAGAAAGTTATAAAGTTTACTGACACAGATCTTTGGACGAGTACTGACAGTTCTAAAGATCCAGAAGAAGGTGTGAACGTGTATCCTGGAATGACTTCTAATAACACGCCAACTACAGATCCAGATCTTACTATAAGTTATTTGGATATTGAATTTGATGACGATTGGGATGTCATAAAAGAAATAACGGATGACCCAGAAGGATAAACCATGAGTGATGACAAAATAGCAGAAGTGCTTGGTCTTAGACCATTAGAAGAAATAAGAAAAGAAAATTCAACAGAGGTTCTTGATTCTGAAGAAGTTGTTCACGAAATAACTCCTATTAATCCAGACGAAGATGAAACTATAAAAGATATTGAGCAGGCGAGAGCTAATATAAAAAATATCATAGAGCAAGGCGACGATTCACTTAAAGAAATGATAGCCCTTGCAAAACAATCTGAATCTGCAAGGGCTTTTGAAGTCGCGTCTGGCCTGATGAAAACGCTGCTTGATGCTAATAGAGATTTTGTAGATATGTCGATGAAAAAGAAATACGCTAAGGATGAATTGAACGGTCCTAAAGAAGCAGCTCAAACCAATGTCACAAATAACAACTTGATAGTTTCTACTGCTGATCTACTAAAAATGATGAAGGGTGAAAATTAATGTCAGAAACAGGATATTTAGGAAATCCGCTTTTAAAAAGGTCTGGCTTACCAATCGAGTGGACTCAGGAGATGCTTCAAGAATATATGAAGTGTGCAAATGATTCCATTTATTTTTGTGAAAAATACATTAAGATTGTTCACGTCGACCACGGATTTATTCCTATCAAACTATATGATTACCAAAAAGAAATTATTGAAGCTACATTAGCAAATAGACGAGTAACTTGTAATACATCAAGACAGGCTGGCAAAACTACTACAGCTGTTGCGATTATTCTGCATTATATTCTTTTCAATGAATATAAGACGGTTGCTCTTCTTGCTAACAAAGCCGCTTCTGCTCTTGAAATTTTAGGCAGAATTCAAATGGCTTATGAAGCATTGCCTGCTTGGTTGCAGCAAGGTATCGTAACATGGAATAAAGGTTCTATGGAACTTGAAAATGGTTGTAAAGTAATTGCAGCTGCTTCTTCATCTTCTTCGATTCGTGGTAAATCTATATCGTTTCTATATATCGATGAGACTGCGTTCCTTAACAACTGGGATGAATTCTTTGCTTCAGTTTATCCTACAATTTCATCTGGTAAAGAAACTAAAATTCTTCTTACATCCACACCAAATTCACTTAATCACTTTTGGAAAATATGCAAAGAAGCTCAAGAAGACGTCGATGAAAGGGGTCGCGGAAAGAATGGATATGTTTATATAGAAGTCGCTTGGGATAGAGTTCCTGGTCGTGATGAAAATTGGAAAGAAGATACTCTTGCTTCTATTAGTTGGAACTACGAGCAGTTTAACCAAGAATTTAATGTATCATTTATTGGTAGCCAAAATACCCTTATTTCTGGCCAAACTCTTCAAAACTTGTCTTATGATCTTCCTTTAGTTGAAAGAGATGGGCTAAAACAATATCGACAGCCTATTGTTGATCATACTTATGTTATGACTGTTGACGTTTCAAGAGGAAAGGGTTTGGACTATTCTACATTCACTATTTTTGATTGTACTCAAATGCCATATACTCAATCTTGCACATTCAGAGATAACTATATAGGTCCTATTGACTTTGCATCAATTATTTTTAGAATGGCAAAAACATATAACGAAGCAAGTCTATTGGTAGAAATTAATGATATTGGTGGTCAAGTTGCAGATACCCTATTGCTCGATTATGGTTATGAAAATATGCTATTTACTGAAAGCGCAGGTAGAGCAGGTAAAAGAATTTCTGCAGGTTTTGGTGCAAAATCAAGCGATCCAGGCATTCGTACTACTAAATCCGTAAAGGCTATTGGCTGTTCTATCTTAAAACTTCTTATAGAGCAAAATCAGCTGATATTATCTGATTTTGATACTATACAAGAACTTTCTAGATTTTCTAGAAAGGGTCCATCATACGAAGCTGAATCTGGCGCGCATGATGATATGGTAATTAATCTCGTTCACTTTGCTTGGTTGACAGACCAAACATATTTTAAAGATATTACAGATATAAATACATTATCAAGGCTGAGGGAAAAAACTGAAGAGCAAATCGAAGAAGATTTGCTCCCATTTGGGTTTATAGACGCAGGTCATGACGATGATGCGATAAAACCTGGGTTTCAGCCTATACAAAACGATTGGATGTAAAGTAGGTACTTTTATAAATAGATTTAAGAAAAATTTGACTTTAACAATTTATCTAAAAGGAGAAAAATATGGTTTTTTCTGTAAGTCCATCCGTCATAGTGAGAGAAGTGGACGCGTCTGCAGTAATACCTGCGACCGCGACTCCTCCTGCTGCAATAGCCGGTGTATTTCGCTGGGGACCAGTTAATGAACGCATTCTAGTTACATCTGAAGACGAACTTGCTTCGCGCTTTGGCAGACCATTCACAAATACTGCATGGCAGAACTACGAAACTTTCTTTACTGCTGCTGATTTCTTATCATATTCAAACGCGCTATATGTTACTCGTGTTGTTTCAGATTCGACATCAAATGCGACACCTGCTGATACTGCAACTGGAACATATTTTGAAGCAAAATATCCAGGCGCTCTTGGGAACTCAATAAAAGTTTCTGTTACATCTGCATCGTCATTCAATGAAACAATTGCAACCGTTGGTTCTGCTTTAGGCGCAGAACCTACAATTACTTTTAATTCTAATACTATTTCAGTTTCAATAGCTACAGAGCTTGCAGACGCTATACAAGAAGACGATATTATAAGAATTGGTAACGACACTATTGGCTACCAAGATCTTGTAGTTTCCACATTTTCTGATAATACAGTAGATAGTAATACAAGTTTTGATTATGCAATCACCACAAAAAATAAGTATACATTGCCAGAAGAAGATTTACTTGCTCTTAGTATAGAAAGAAAGTGGGGCTATTCTAATCGTGTATCTGGTGCTCCTTCTACCAATAACTTAAACATTGTAGTTATTGATAAAGATGGCGAAATAACAGGCAATGCTGGAACTATTTTAGAATTATACGAAAATGTTTCTGTAACTGATGGTGCAAAACTTCCAGACGGTTCTAATAACTATTATCCTACACTCATAGAAAATAATTCTGACTGGATTGCAGCAACATCTACGCTCGTAGCCGTATCTATAACTGCACCTATTTATGAAGAACTTGCTTCTGGCGCAGATGGCGAGGGTGAAACTTCTATTGCGTTGGGTAAACTTGCAATTGGATACGATTTATATTCAGATCCTAATGAAGTTGATATATCTGCTGTACTTTGCGGTAAATCAATTAGTTCAAATCTTGCAAATTACTTGGTTGCAAATGTTTCTGAAAACCGTAAAGATTGCATAGTATATTCATCTCCGCCATACGCGAGCATAGTAGCTCCATCCAATCCAACAGCAAAGATGAATGGTGCTATATCGTTTAGAAATAGCTTAACTTCTTCTTCATATTTGGTAATTGATAGTGGCTATAAGTATCGCTATGACAAATATAATGATACCTATCGTTGGGTACCTCTGAATGGCGATATTGCTGGATTGAGCGCACGTGTTCTTCCATGGGAATCTCCAGCTGGTTATAAGAGAGGCATAATTAAAAACGTAATTAAGCTAGCGTTTAATCCAAATAAAGCGCAAAGAGATCAGCTTTATGGCAGTGATATAAATCCAGTTATTTCACAAGTTGGTCAGGGTGTTATTCTCTTCGGTGATAAGACTGCTCTTGGTACTGCTACTGGCAGCGCATTCACTCGAATTAACGTACGTAGATTGTTTATAACAGTTGAAAAAGCTATTGCAACAGTCGCCGCTTCATTCCTCTTCGACTTCAATGACGAATTCACACAGACTCAATTCAAAAACTTGGTTGAGCCGTTCTTACGCGATATTCAAGGTAGAAGAGGTATTATAGATTTTAGAGTTGTGTCTGACGCTACAGTAAATACTCCTGATGTTATAGACAGAAATATCTTTAGAGGTAATATTTTCATTAAGCCAGCACGCTCAATCAACATAATTGAACTCACATTCGTTGCCACAAGAACCGGCGTCGACTTTGACGAAATTGTTGGACAGCAACTCTAATAAATAGAAAGAAAAGGAGTTAGATAAATGGCATTCAACATAAACGAATTCAAATCACAACTAACAGGGGGTGGGGCACGTCCCACCCTCTTCCAGGTACAAATAACAAACCCAATTTTAGCTAACGCTGATTTTAAACTTCCATTCATGGTAAAAACTGCGGCGCTTCCTGGTTCTACAGTTGGTTCATACGTAGTTCCATATTTTGGTCGTCAAATTAAGTATGCTGGTGATCGCACATTTGAAGATTGGCCAGTTACAATTATCAACGATGAAGACTTTGCAATACGTAATGCAATGGAAGCTTGGTCTAATGCTATTAATTCGCATGACTCAAACACCAGAGCTCTACCGCAAAATTATAAGTCTAATGCTATTGTAACTCAATATTCAAAAGATGGTAGTGCACTTAGAACATACGTATTCGAAGGTCTTTACCCAGTTAGTATAGATTCAATACCTTTGAGTTGGGATCAGACTGATACTATTGAAGAATATGGTGTAACATTCCAATACGATTTATGGAGAGTTGAAGGTACTACTGGAATATCTACAACTTAATAATTAGTGAAATAAGGATATAAAATGAAATTATTTGGATTTGAAATTCGCAGAGACGAAGATCAAGAAGATAAACAGCCGTTATCATTTGTTGAACCAAACAATGATGACGGTGCATTAACCGTAGGAACTGCTTTAGGTGGTTCCTACGGAATGATGCTTGATATGGATGGTGCAGCAAAAACTGAATCTGAGTTGGTAACTAGATACAGGGGAATGCTCATACAGCCAGAAATATCACAAGCTGTAGATGAAGTAGTCAATGAAGCTATTAGCGTCGATTCTCACGAAAAAGTCGTTGAAATAGTTTTAGATGATACAGAACTTCCCAACAAAGTAAAAGACAGAATATCAGAAGAGTTTGATGAAATTCTTCGTATATTAGATTTTTCCAATAACGCATATGACATTTTTCAAAAATTCTACGTAGACGGTAGATTAAACTATCACATAGTAATTGATAAAGAAAATTTAAGTGACGGAATATTGGAACTAAGATATATTGACCCAAGAAAAATACGTCTTGTGAAAGAAATAAGTGAAAAAGATAAAGATCCACATTCTGGAATGCCGGTAAAAAAGCTAAAGAAAGAATATTTCCTATATTCAGAAAATGGCTTTGGATCAAACAAAACATCTTCTTTTAATAACCAAAGCACAACTGGTTATAGAATTTCTAAAGATTCTATAGCAAGAGTTACTTCTGGATTGATGAACGAAAATAATTCTATGGTTCTTTCATATTTGCATCCAGCTATTAAGCCTCTTAACCAACTTCGCATGCTTGAAGATGCGACTGTAATCTACACTCTCACAAGAGCTCCAGAACGTCGTATTTTCTATATCGATGTTGGTAACTTACCGAAAGCAAAAGCAGAACAATATCTTCACGATATGATGGTTCGTCATAAAAATAAACTGCAATACGATTCCACATCTGGAGATATTACAGACTCTCGAAGATTTATGACAATGACTGAAGATTTTTGGTTCCCTCGTAGAGGCGGTGATAGATCTACTGAAGTTGATATTCTTGCAGGCGGTAATGCTGCAGCGTTGAGCGGTGATGAAAATCTTCAATACTTCCAAAGAAAACTATATAAGTCATTAAGAGTTCCAGTATCAAGACTCGAATCAGAAACAATGTCTACATTTGGAAGAGTTTCAGAAATTTCAAGAGACGAGTTGAAGTTTAGTAAATTCATTA